TGAAGGCACCGTCGTCCCCCGCCGCACCGGCACCCCGAGCTGGGATTCCGGCGGTGGTGGCTGGATGGCCACCTCCCTCGACAGCGGCAACATCTTCCTCCACGGGCAAAGCGCGTCCAAGGCGAGCGTCACGGCCGGACAAGCCCCCCTCGCTGCACCCACCGCACCCTCCTTCGACGACATCGGCGCCCCCGCCGTCGCTAAATACGCCGAGGCCGTCCGTGGTGTCGCCTCCGCCATGGAGCGGGCCCGCGCCCTCCAAGAAGCCCTCACCAACGCCCGCACCGCCGCCGCCTTCGAGGCCATCGCCAAGGCGGCGTTCCCCAAGGTCGCCCTCGAGGAATACGACAACCAAGCCATCGAGCTCACCGGCACGCTCGATGCGCTCCGCGGCATCTCTGCCGAGCTCTACGACCCCGAGCAGATCCGCATCGCCGTCGAGCAGAAGTCCAAAGAGCTCATCGCCGAACGCGAGCGCGGCCAGATCCTCACCGCCGCAGGCGACCGCCTCAAAAAGAACCAGATCACTCAGGCCGAGTTCGACAAGCTCACCGCCCAACTCGTCGAGCGCCAGAAGAAGTACGTCGACGACCTCGCCAAAGAGGCCGCAGCCCGCAAGCGCAACCTCGAGCTCACCAAACAGCAAAACGCCGTCGAGTCCCTCAAACGCGCCACCGGTGCCATCCGCTTCGACGTCCAACGCGCCGGCGTCCAAGCCCAAGCCACCATGGCCCAAGCCTTCACCGGCGACAACGCTGCTGCGCAGCGCCGGATCGAAGCGGAACTACGCATCGCCGAGGAACGCATCCGCCTCGAGCAAGACGCCACCAAGACCACCGAGGACGTCACCCGCGAGCTCACTGCATTCGCCGAGAAGACCCGCTCCGCTGCCACCGAGCTCGGTGCCATGGACGAGCAGGTCAAGCAGTTCGTCAGCCAGATGGCCGCCATCCGCGAAGCCTCCCGCGCTGTCACTGACGGCTACAAGGGCCTCGCCCAAAGCTTCCTCAGCGGCGGCGACTTAAGCGAAGCGGTCGCCCAAATGTCCCGCTCCATCACCGACAAGCTCACCGGCATGGTGCTCGACGCCGCCTTCAAGCCAATGGAGGACCTCTTCGTGAAGACCCTCCAGGACGTCTTCGGCATGGAGGATCCCACCAAGGCGCTCCAAGAGCAGAACAACATCAACCTCGGCCTCAACACCCAGGCCATTGAGGCCAACACCGCTGCTCTGCAGGCCGCTGCGACAAAGGCCGCCACACCCACAGCCACAGTCGGCGGCGTGGCTGCCGTCGCCGGATCAGCTGCGGATGCCGTCAATGCCACCACCGAAGCAGTGAGCTCCCTAGGTGAAACCGCCAAAGGCGCCGCCCAACAAGCCGACAGCGCCTCCAAATCCGGCAAAGAGAACTTCACCAAGTTCACCGGCGCGATGGTCGGCGTCGCCACCGGCGCCCTCGCCATCACCGGCGCCATCCAATCCATGCAGGAATCCGAGGGCGGCACCTACGGCACCCTCATGGGCATCGCCGGCGTCCTCGGTGGCCTCGGCTCCATCTTCGGCGGTATCGCCGGCCTCGGCAAAAAAGCCTCCGGCGGCCCTGTCTCCGCCCGCCGCCCCTACATCGTCGGCGAGATCGGCCCCGAGCTCTTCATCCCCGAGGGCGCCGGCACGATCATCCCCAACGAGAGGCTCGCTTTCACCAGCAGCTCCTCCGGGGAAGGCTCAAACGCCGGGGCCGACGGTATGAGCTTGCCCTTCCAACAGGCCAACAACCCATCGGTAAACAACGCCTTCCAAGGGAATAGCACCTCCGTCTCCAACGCCTTCCAAGGGAATAGCACCTCCGTCTCCAACGCCTTCTCCACCCTCTACGGCGCCTCGATCCCCTTCACCAAGTCCACCGAGCGTGTCCTGGCCGAGCGCTCTGAGCGCGAAACCGTCTCCGCCATCAACAACCCCAAACCCCTCGACGTCCGCTTCGAGTCCCAGGTGATCAACGGCGTCGAGTACGTCACCGCCGAGCAACACCAGCGCGGCATGGCCCAAGCCGCCGAGCGCGGCCGCGCCCTGACCCTCGAAGCGCTGCAAAACAGCGTCACCTCCCGCCGCAAGGTCGGTATCAACTGATGAGCACCTTCGCCTTCGTCAACTACGCCCGCTTCACCCAAAGCGACGGCACAGCCACCTCACCGGTGCATGCCTACCAAAACTTCTCGGTGAACCAGCCCCGCATCTACGGCGGCGTGACCTACCAATTCGTCCCCTTCGCCGTCTCCACCGGCGCCGGCAGCAAAGGCGGCGACCGCTCCGAAGCCACCCTCGGTGCCGGCACCAACGCCATCACCGTCAACGTCTTCGCCGAGGCCGTCAACTCCGGCTGGCTCCTCGAACTCAAGACCGTCTCCCTCAACCCCGAGACCTTCGCCGACACCGCTTTGATCCGCACCGAGATCTGGCGCGTCGCCCGCTACGAGATGGACACCGAAAAGATCCTGCTCAAACTCACCTCGCCCCTGGACGCCGTCCGCGAGCAGGTGCCCAACCGCTACCTGAACACGCGACTGGTCGGCGCCCTCCCGACCTCAGCAACTTTGGTAGTGAGCTGATGCCGACCTGGATGCGCTGGATCGGCCTCCCCCACGGCTTCGGCGCCCACCCCCAGGACGGCGTCGCCTGTGACTGCGTCCTCATGGTCTGGTCCGTCCTCGACGAAGCCGGCGTCCACCATCCCCCTTTTGCCCAGGAATGGCTTGACTTGGCCAGGGCGGAGCGCTGGCGTGACCTGCAGAAGTTGTGGGATGCCGGCACCCGAATACTCCCGGAGCCACAGCCCTACGCGGTCACGTTGTTCCACAACGGCCCCAACGGCCTGGGTGTCGGCGTGGTCGTCGATGACGGCCTGCTCATGGTCCACCACAAACGCGGCGTCTGCTGGATCCCCCTCGCCGTCATGAAGCGCCTCCCCTACTACGAGTTCGTCTGATGTCTGACCCCCGGATCCTCCCCGCCGACCGCTACCTCGCCTCCCTGCTGGGTATCAGCGACGAGGACTACGCCCTCTTCAAAGCCGAGGTCGAAAAACGCGCCGCCGAAGGCCCCCAGCCGTCGGTCATCTGCGGGATCGAAGCCGGCACCTTGGCCATCATCTCCCTGGTGCTGACGACAATCTCCGTCGGCCTAACCATCGCGGCGTCCTTCTTTAAGCCTCAACCCGACGACACGCGCCCCGCCCAGCTCAAAAGCCGCAACCGCGGCGGCCGCGCCCGCACCGAGAACGAACGCTTCGCCCCCCGCTACGGCTTCGATTCCGCCCAAGACATCACCACCCTCGGTGCCGTCATCCCCCTTGTCTACGCCCTCCGCGAAACCCTCAGCGACGTGACCTACGGCGGCGTCCGCGTCAACACCTCCCTGCTCTGGTCCCAGATCTACAGCCTCGGCGGCTCCCAGATGCTCCGGGCCATCTTCCTGATCGGCGAGGGTCCCATCGGCGCCGTCGACACCCAAAACTTCGCCGCCGGCGGCAACACCCTCGCCTCCTACAACTACGGCAGCGCGACCGCCGCAGGCAGCCGGATGACGGTGTACGGCCGCTACACCGCAGCCCACGGCCTCACCAGCCGCGTCAACTCCACGCACTACGTTTTCGGCCGCAACCCGAGCACGGACAAGGGCGCCGCCAGCAGCGGCGACATCTTCCTGGTCAACGGAGCCGCCAGCTTCAGCAGCGCCAACCGTCCCAACAACCAGACCACCTTTGGCGTCTACAACCTGATCGGCAACGACTTCGGCTTCCGCATCAACCCCACGATCAAGCCCATCGTCCAAGCCCAGCTCATCCCCGAGGGCGATGACGGCGACGCCAAGGTGAAATGCACCGTTGACGACGTTTCCTGGGCCCAAAAGAAAAAGGCCCAGACCTACTTCTCATCGCGAGCAGCGATCACCAGCAGCGGCCTCGGCAGCATCGGTGGCACCACCTCCTACACGCTGTACAACAGCACCGACAAAGACACCGTTTTCAGCCGCGACGTCAAGAGCCTGACCACCCCAGGCGACTGGGTGTTCTCAAAGGAAACCAAGGCGAAACAAGGGGCGGGCACCTTCGTCAAGTCCATCAATAAAGGCTTTGCTCACTACCACGACGACACCGAGGACGAGAACTCGAGCATCATCGGAGACCTTGAAGGCCGCATCAGCGCCAGCATCTCCGGCCCTATCACCGTTGATTCCAAGGGAAAAGGCTCGTTCAACGTCAACGTCACCTTTAACACAACTGGTCTGGAGGATAGCGACAATGACAACGAGGATCTGAATCTCTATCTCCAGACGCTCAAAGCAGTCCGATTCATCCTGAAGTGGAAAAACGACCTTTCTGCAGATGACCCCGAAGACGATGTGGTGGTGCGCCTGCCCCTACAGATCCTTGTAAGAACCAAAGTAAAGCAGAAGTTCAAAATGGATGGCGGCTCAATATCATCTCCAACGCTAAGTGTGAGCAAAGATGGGGATGGAAAGGTCACAGACGTAAGCATCGTAGGAGGAGGCGGAAGCATCTCAGGAATAGAGACAGAACAAACATTTAGCAAGCCACAATTTAAGTTCAAGCGCGTTCCTCAGATGACCGCGAGCTCAGGCAAAGTAGAAGCAGGTAGCAATGTAACTGCAACCTTCAACCTCAAGTTTAACGCCAAAAAGGCATACATCGAGACGGCTGACGACGTAGCAGCCAGCGTCTCTGGTCGCCAGAAAACCTGGGACGACAACCTCATCGAGGGGGAGCTCTACAAAATCGGATCTGGCCTGGCGATTTGCACCGAGCGCACAGAAACAGCCTTCGTGTCCGACGCAGACATCAGCTCGGGCTCAGGCAGCTCCGTCACCGCTTCATTCACCACGGTGCGCACCGGCTCCGTCACCACCAACAGCTCGAGCCAAGCTCAACTGGATGGCTGGACTTGGAACGCATCACGCCCTTCCGTCGAATGGCGCAACGTCGCTTCAACTGACGGTCACATCCTCCGCTGCGCCATCGCCAGCATCTCCACAACCCGAGCCTGCAAAGCCGTCGAATTCGGCATCCGCTCTCGGCTCGGCATCCGCATCGGCGGCATCTGCAACTTCAAAGAGTCGCTGAGCTTCGACGAGTGTGACAACCGAGCCTGCCTCGACTACAAGAACGACATCATCGAAAAAGGCAGCACGCTCAAAACAGACATCCACCAGTCGAACACAATCTCCGCTCCGGTAGAGCGCTACTCCTTCTTCGCCATCTACTACCGCGAAGCCGGCAGCACCGGTGGGTTCACCAAACTCAGCAACGCCTACGGCGTACGCGGCGCCACCCAGCAGAACGTCTTCAACTACATCCAGCTCGACATGCCCTCTGTGAAGCAGTGGGAATTCCAGATCGAGCCCTACTCGAGTTTTGAGGTACGCAACGGAGGCATCGGCACGCTCTACGTACTAGACGCAGCACTCACCACAGCTCAGACGGTCACCGAGGGCGGTGTCACGGTGCGTTTCACCGGCACCTCCGTCGCCCACTCTGAAGACAGCTTCGCCATCACAGTGGGGCGCCGCAGAGCAGCAAAAGGCTCCCTCAACATCGCCCGCTCCGACACGCCCTACGCCAACGGCGACTACTCCTACATCGACACCTGGGGCAAGCTCGCCGAAGCCTTCGTCTACGAGGAGATCCAGTCCTCAGCCGCCAATGGCCCCGAGCACGAGGTCGTCTACATCAACGAGATCGTCCCCAACGCCACAGCGCCCCTCTACGACAACCTGGCCCTGCTCGGGGTCAACATCATGTCCTCGGTCGAGTGGCAGCAGTTCAACCAGTTCTCCTGCTACGTCACCGCAGGCAAAACCTGCCGGCGCCTGCTCGAGTCCGGCTACAGCACCGGTTCAACCCACCTCTTCCCCGACGTCTTGCTCGACCTACTGACCAACACCACCTACGGCGCGGGCAACCTGATCACCGATCAAATGATCGACTTCACCTCCTTCCAGGAGGCCGCCCAATGGTGCCAGGACAGCCAATACTTTTACGACGGCGTGATTGCCGACCGCGTCAACCTGCGCCAGTGGGCCGCCGACATCGCCGCCACCCACCTGCTGATCTTCGGCGAGCGCGACGGCAAGTTCTTCCTGCGGCGCGCGTTGCCCACCACCGCGGTGTCGATCAAGGGCCTCTTCACCGCCGGCAACATCGCCGAGGGCTCCTTCCAGCTGCAGTACCTGGATCCCGAAGACCGCGACCCCATTCAGGTCTCCGTCCGCTACCGCGAGGAGCGCGCCTCCACAGACCTAAGCAACCCGGGCCTCTTCCCCGTCGTCCGCGAGCTAATCGTTCGCGAAGCCTCCACATCCGAGGGCGCCACGATGCAGTCCCTCGACATGAGCGACTACTGCACCAACCCGGCACACGCCATCGACGCTGCGAAGTACATCATTCGCATGCGCCGAATCCCCACGCACTCGATCCGTTTCACCACAACCCACGAGGGCGTCCTCGCCCAGATGGCCCCCAGCGATTACATCCGCGTCGCCATGGACGAAACCGAGTATGACCAGTTCAACAACGGTGTCGTCACACCTAGCGGCGCATTAGTGAGCACCAAAGCTTTGGCAGATGGCGCCTACGACGTCATCGCCTGGAATGGCGAAGCCGCCACCGCCCCCTACGACACGTCCCTAACAGTCAGCGCCAACGGCAGCCAGGCCACACCCACCGGCGTCGTCTTCACCGTCAAAATCCCGAGCACACAAGTCCGCACCTACCAGATCGAACGCATTACGCCCAACGACGACGGCACCTTTACGATTGAAGCGGTGCATATGCCCACCAACGGATCCGGTGTGCTGGACCTCGCCGAGAACATCGAGCTAGGCAGCACCACGTCCTCCGCTAACTGGACGATTCAAGGCTGATGGCTGTCACCTTCCCCAGTATCGAACCGACAAGCCGCAGCTTCGTCGCCCCGAAGTGGCCCACCACCGGCACCACTAGCCAGTCAGGTGTCACCACTCGACGCCTCTGGGGGAGCCACCCCTCGCAAGCTCAGCTCACACTAGGCTTCGCGAACATTAGTGATGACAACGCCGCCTTAATACTTACTGCCTATAACGAAGCGAAAGGTGCAACTGTAGATCTCGCTCTCCCCAGCATCATCTTCAACGGAGCGTCTACAAACCTGACTGCTTGGCTCTCTACAGCCTCAACTGGCGCCGGCATGAAATGGTTCTTTGCTGAGGAGCCCCCGAGCGTGGAGAGCATCGCCCCAGGTCGGTCATCAGTCAATCTTCGCCTGATCGCCGAACTTAGACTCGGATGAGCTTACGTTAACGTCATGGCTGTCAAAACAGGTGCAACCGCCGCCGTTAGGTTCAAAGCCGATAAAAGCAGTGCAGCTGATTACGCCACTGTTGCAAAGCTGAGAGACATCAAACTTGATATCAATAGAGATGCACTAGAAACTACCGGGATAGGACAACTCGACCGTACATATACGTACGGAATCAGAGGCACGTCCGGAAGCGGCACACTCATTTACGATCCCGAGAACGAAAGCGCCGTCGCTATGGCAAACGCCATCCTCAGTGACGAGAGCAAGATATCGAGCGTGGAGATCGTACTCGATGATCTCGACAACAATGGCACATTTACCGGCGATGTCTTGTTCACAGCAGTAGGGCCAAGCGTCTCTGTAGGAGATCTTGTTTCAATAGCAGTAAGCTTTACCATCTCAGGCAAACCTAGCGGTACGTTCTGATGGCGCTACTAGGGCGAGGCGGAATCCTAGAGATCAGCCGAGAGTGGCCCGATCCAATAGTGCAGGACTCCAGCACATTAAATAGCAGCGCGAGCAAGAATAGCTTCAACCTGAGCAGCAACGGATATTGGTTAGGTGATCACATCTATATCGCTGCAGATCGCGGTGTACCATTCGACTTAAACAACGATGGGTATGCAGACTGCCCCGACGGTCACGGGTTTTACTTTGGTTCCAAATGGGATCTTGGTCCTTCTCGGACTCACATAACATCAGCACAAGGTCAAATATACAAGACTAGACACATACTCCTTAATAGCGAGAGCTGGGACTACACAGCAACCCCGATAGTGGCCGAAGTTGCTGAACCCACCTTCCTAGATGGCGAAAGAGTGTGGCTGACGTGCTCCCTTGGACTCCCTATTGACCTAAACGGCGATGGGTACGCAGACAGTCCTGATGGGCATAGTTTTTACGTCCGCTCCGACGGTACAAGCACATGGGTTCTGGCGCCCAGCAGAGATTTCTACACAGGCCAAGAGACGCTGAATCGGCCGTTCTACAACACAGCAGATCCAGATAACCACTTAGTTTATACCTCGTCCCTTGACACAGGCTTCACAACCCAAGTTTCTTGCTACATTAAGCGTGGAATCAATAACGACGTCCTGTTCTATGATGGCCCTTCACAGGGAGCCAATCAATTAGAGATAGAACGAATTTACACTGGCAACATTATTTTATCTCGCTATGTCGAGAATAATGAGTACACAGCATCGCTCCAAACGCTCGCCACCGAGCTGAACAGCTACAACATTACAGGAACGGAAGTCAAGATAGAAACAATAAAGAAACTACCGCCTGTACTGTCAACTGATTTCTACAATCGCAACGCAACTACAGGCTATTCAGACACGCATCATGGCTACATGCGAAAGGATGAGCTTGACAGAATCATCCTATACGCGACCGAAAGCGCCGCATTAAATTCAGACCCAGCTAATGCTTACGCACAAAAGAATGTCGATTGCGGCAACTACATAATTAGTAGATACAGTGATGATGCGTCTTATTTGACAGCACTCGTCGACGCTGCAGAGACGATTAAGACCAAAAAGATTAAGGGAGGAACTGGACCCCTAAGGACCTACACGTCAGTATCCGATAGTTTCAAGCTGGGACCTTCAGACCGAGGGTGGGAATTTCAAGCATTACTTCAGGAGTGGGCATTGGATGTAGATGCTTCAAATCTGGATATGACTGCCATAGGAGAAACATTCGGTGACAACGTGAAATCGGTGGTTCGCGGGGCCGGCTCGATGCAGTTCTTAGTGGATCAACTCGGAGCAGCAGCTGGACAGAGCTCACTTGAGTTACTGCACTTGGTACTACTGACTCAACAAGGAAGTGCTGCTAGCTGCAAGTTCTATTTACAGCAAGACAGTCCAACATGTAAAGAGTTTAAGGGGGGAGTATATTACCAATGCGACATACTCCTGACAAATACAAGAGTAAGTACTCGTGCAGACGCACTAATATCAGGAACGTCTGATTTCGTTGTTAGTGGTCCCGTTCAGATAAGAGTCGCCACCTGATAAGTCTCCACCGGCGTGGTTACACTGAAGCAAATGCTCCGGTAACTCGTGACGCGCCTCAATCTGGCAGGAACGGCAGGTTCCCTTTCCCATATCGATGCAACTCAGGCAGACTTCCGTAGTCAGGTAGCGGCGCTTAACGATATTGTCCGTCAACTTGCAGGTAATGCAAATGTCGCAAGTGGTTCGGCGGAAATTGTAGACCCTTTAACAGCCCCTTTTACTCTGTATGTAAACCCGTATATTGGATCCGATACTTTCGCCTCAGGTTCTTACAACTCAACAGAGCTGACCGGAGCAGAGCCTGATGCAGAAAAAATTAGCGCAAAACTAAAGCGGCTCGACAATCAGAGGCTCACTTGTGGGTACACGCCTAGTCGACCATTTAAGACGATTAACCGCGCTGTTATCGAAGCTGCAATAATTACCTCCAAGAACTGGTACTCATTCACGAGTCCTGAGGCTCACCTGGATTGTGTATCCATTGTCCTATCTGCGGGTGTGCACACCGTTTACAACGACCCGGGAGATAGCAACACGGCCGCACTGGCTTCCTGGAGCAGCCAGAGTGGTACCTACGAGCCGAGCATTCAGGAACTGGTCAAATTTAATCCTCCCGAGGGCGGTGTTCTACTCCCTCGGGGTTGCTCATTGTGTGGCCCTGATCTACGAAAGGTCACCATCCGTCCAAACTGGGTAAAAGCCGCCGAGGACGAGACAGCGAACTACTCCAATCATCGCCAGATTCTGAAGATTACTGGAACCGGATATTTCTTCGGGTTCACAGTAATGGACAAAATAAATCTTACGACTAGTCATCACTTGATGTCTGTGTTTGGGTTCGCCTCAAAGACAGAACTCGATCTTTTTTATCAAAAAGTATACAAAGCGCTCGGTGAGAATGGGAACCCCGCCAATCTCGGGCAAAGTCTGGTTGTCACAAGGGGGACAGAGTACAACATCGTCGCGCCTGTAGATCTAACTCAGACGCCGACGAGCGATTGGGACGCTACCGCGAGCGCGTCTCCCTACATCTTCAACGTCTCCATCCGCAGCGAGTACGGACTTGGCGGCGCATGGATTGATGGGGCCAAGGTCGGTGGCTTCAAGTCCATGGTGTGCGCCAACTTCACTGGCGTGTCACTCCAGAAGGACATGAATAGTTGGCAGATCTATGCCAACGGAGGATGGAGCACGGCAAACTACACGGATTACATCAATGCCGATCCCGACAATGTTCGGATGAATCCAGCACGACTAAGCCGACATATTGTAGCAATCAATGATGCTTTTATTCAGGCAGTATCCGTATTCGCGATCGGGCAAGGTGTTCACCACTTCACCAGTAATGGTGGTGAGATCACTATCACCAACAGCAACAGCTCATTCGGTGGCTGTGCAGCTATATCCTCAGGGTATAGAGGTTCGAGCTTCGGCAGCGATACTAACTGGCAAGCCTACCGCATCAAAGTCGCAACAAACCTTGCCGAACTCGAAGGTAACGTCAAGCGCATCTATTTAGGCACAATCAGCGCAATTACATCAACAACTCTAACCTTAGAATCGGCACTTGGGGAAAGCGAAACAATCACAGGCGTCCCCGATATTGTCGCTCGTGATGGGTACACACTCCGCTCGGCCAGCTACGTCTGGGTTGAGAATCCACTGGGGGATGATTGGCGTAGCACATTCACATCCAGTGCCTGGAGCACAAGTGCACCGACCGTACTTAACATCTCGGGGCAGATAACCACCGAGAGCGGCGCTGTCCCCGGTGTACTCCCTGGCTCTGGTGTCAATAATGCCGTCGGGAAGCGTGTGTATATCCGACGATTTGTCGATACCCGCTCTCCCGCACAACGCCGTTACACCCTACAACTCACAGCAGACAACCTCGTCAATCGGACGCCGTTCCGCGATTATGCGCTGCAGACTGACGCAGGCAGCTATGGCTACGTCAGCGGGTTAGCAAGTGACGAAACTCTACTCGTCACCAACGCTGGTAAATTAGCAGTCACTGGTAAACCGAGAGCGGCAGAAGTAAGTCTGCGCCGTGGCAACCCCGAAAATACGTGGCAAGCCAACACATTCTATAGGAAAGGCTCTGTAGTCAGGCTATTCAACAAACATTACATCGCAAACTTAGACCATCAATCGGCACAGTTTGATGCTGCTCTCTGGGACGAAGCCTTCGTCCACATGTCGACAGAGTTCAATGCTGAAGACTCAATCAAAGCCGAAGCTCCAATCATCACATTCGACGATGATCAGAGCGGCAGCGAGAACTACACGAGTTCACAATCACCCAAGATCGTTCTCGGATATAACCTATCCACAGTTTGGACAACGAACCAACTGATCCAGACTCAGTACAGGAGCGCCGCGGACTATCAAGGCTTGCACCAACTACTGACCGGCCTCGGCTTCTCCTCGAACCAAGCGCACGACATTCTGCTACCCCGCAGCGCGGCAGATAGGGAACTGAACCCCAGCGTCGCCGCTGATATGAAGAACTACACACCGAACGGTGCTGTCAATGTCTTAACCAACTGGGGGCTCGAATTCAGGCGCCCGAGTGTGATCCGTATGTACGGACATGCCTGGGAATGGGCGGGATATCTGAACTACAGCAAGTCCCTACCTAGCATCCAAAAAGACCTGAGCGTCCAAAACAAATTCTCCTACTACTTCACGAGCGCGGACGGCGGTCGCGTGTACGGAACCGGTTTCAACGAGGAAGGCTACCAAGTCACTCCTCGTGGTATCGAAGACCCGGCCACAGGTTCGACACTCAGCGTTGAGAACCTAGGCGCCAGTGACATCGGCCTAGAGCAGCCCACTGAGTTGAATAACATCCAGCTCAAAGGGACTACAGATATTGCCGACACTCTTAACATCACCGCGTCCAATGTGAGTTGGAGCGTCGCCTCTCAAGGTGCAGTGACACGCTACGGCGTCGGAAAGATCGCGACAGTGAGTGAACTGACAGATCCAGCAAATATCACCACTGATACGCAGCTTGATGCTGCTGGCGCTCGCTTCGTAACACCAGAGGGACTGCACTACTACGCATCAAACCGTTACGCCGCTGCTCTTAACGCTGCATCCCGTCGCGTATACGTGTTTCCTACAGGGGCCACACTACCTGCAAATGCGAGCGCGTACCCTCTAATCACAGGGGGCACAGTCAATCTTAATGACGTTACGTTACACCCATCAATTCAAGCCGCGTATAACTCGCTGCCGGATAACTTTACGATTGACCCTGGGGATCATATTGACATCTATCTTCTGTCAGATAATGTCGATATGGGCGCAGTAGCTGACGGCACGATTGGCTCCAGCGACCCCAGCGTACTGACTTACATCGTCCCCAACCAATGGGATGATCCCGACCGCGTTCAGGTCATTGATTACTCGCAGACAGATAGCTTCAATCAAGGTAACGGCCCCTTCCGTAACGTCGTCTTCTACACAACCCACCCAGATTCAGCACCAATACCCCAAAAAGGGCGTTTTCACCTGCGCTCGACCCTCGCACCTCTGAATGGCGGGGACGCTCGCACAACCTGTGTCGTAGGCGAAAACATACAGACCTCAAACCTGCTTGTCGAGGTCATTCTTAATAGCAGTGACGTCAATATCTACAGAACTATCAAGGTATTTATCGGCGCACACATATCTCCTTTCGTCCCTTACCTACGTCATAATAATAAGCCAGTTTACTTTGGCTTAAAACTCTCGGGGGATGGGCATCAGGTCAAATCAGGAGGTCAGCTAGTCCCTTCGTACGACGTCACCGTCTTCCACGCCACTGAAAATCACCCGGTAGAGTACGGCGCTGCGATGGTGCCTAATGATGCCTTGCCCGCTGCGGACGAGGATAAGCGTAAAGCGACAGCTTATTTTGAATTTATTAACAACCGCAGCACTGCAGATAACCCCCCGCCCACTCGAATTCTATTCAACCTGATTGACGCAAATGCTGAATTCACTATCGATGGTGCATCTTATGGCGGTTACACCTCGAACCTAAGCTGGATTCTGAGCGGAACAAAGCCTTGGGAATGGCGCCTTTGGGCATTCCGTGGCTTGTTCGACTCATTAGACGGACGTACAGCTGCAAATTCACGGGCCACACTTACTCAGCGCGGTCTATCCGCCGCGAGTTGGGGCGGTTTATTTAACAACAACAGCTCAACAAACTGGTTTAAGTCCGTTCACAGTCCTGGGCCGTACACAAACTTCTTTGTGGAGAGTGGTTACGGTGTATTTGGCGCACACAATAGTGTAACAGCGGCGGACAGCCTCTTGGGTGCGGATGACAATGGCACCTATTACCTACAACCTTCTATCCAGAATTTCTCCATCGTAGGGGACAGCACAGACTACGAGACAGGAGTTGCTAACGGTTTCAGGCTCCGTCTAACGGATCCCGCAGACAGCACCAACTACATAGAGATAAACAACCCCAACGCGACCAATACACAAGGTAACTATACAACCATCGGTGATGAAACTAGCTTCCGCTTCAGGCTGCAATGCGGCTTGAACCCCATCTTAGACTCTACTTATGACACCTGGCTCTTTCAACTAATACTTCCAACAGCATCTTCATTAACAGGAACAGACGCTCCGCAGACACAGCGCATTCTTCCCATAGGCATTGGATCCATAAATGACAACCATATCATTTACAACATTATGGGTACGAACATCGCTGTATACGCAGGTATTAGCACCTGGGCGGAACTAAATGCAGTATTAGGCGTAGCGGCTAGTCACGTTTTCACGGCTAGCGTCAGCTACTTAAACGCTTAACTCCCTTGACACAACGGCGCTAAGGTGGGTCATCCCGGCCCACTTCTAGCGCCTAGCTATGGCTGAATTCATCGAAAAGGTCGAATACAAGTACGAGATCGTCCCTCCGTTCTCGATCATTCAGTGCCGCCGCGCAGACATCGTGGAAAAAGATGGGGTCGAGATCGCTCGAAACCACAGTCGCTTCAGCCGTGCTCCTGGCGAGATCCTGGACACCGACCCGGTGGAATTGCAGAACATTGCCGCAGCCGTCTGGACTCCGGAAATCATCACGGCGTACACCGAGTACGTCTCAGCATCCGCGAGCGAGCAAGAATTTCCAGCAACCGCTTAGCTCGACGGAACCCTGTAGGTTCATAGCCCATGGCAGTACCTGTCAGCCTAAAAAGCAATGCGACATCTGGCGCAGTACCAACGACTTCGGATCTGGTAGATGGCGAGTTAGCGCTTAACACTGCCGATGGGATCCTATTCGCAAAGCTCTCGGGAGATACGCCTAGTGTTGTAAACATCGGCGGTCCTAATTTCGGATCCAAAAACCTAAGCACTACAGGTACACTGACGTGCGGTAACGTCGCTGTCACAAGTACGACAGTCCCGGCCTACGGCCTGTACAAAGTACTGAGCAACACTCTCGCACTAGCGACAAACTCAGGACCAAAGATATACATTAACGATGACGGGAAAATAGGCATCAATGTTGTTTGTGTAGACGGAACAATAGTCAGGCTGTTTAAGCCAGGCACGTCCACGGCATACAATGTCGTACTCGGCTCCGGTGGTCCAGGAGACCCTAGTCAAGTCGACCCATCTCTGACATTTGCAGGCTCAGCCACAGAGTCAGAAGGCACAACGGTTATCAAGACAGCAGGACCCCTTGGATCAAGGTATCTCTCTATAAGTACCGGTAGTGATGCTG